TTTCCTGCGTCTAGGCATTTTTATTTGATTTCTTTTACCTTAAAATCGTTTAAGATATCTTGGATTTGTTGAATAGAATTAAAGAAATGTCCTACTTCATCATCTGATTTAAATGTTCCTGCTCTATCTATTTCTTTTAATTTTTTGTCTGAAGCTTCTATTGTTTTTGAAAGTTTATCTAAATATGTAAGATATTCAACAAGAACATCTTCTTGCTTCTCATTTTTTCTGAGTAAATTAAAAGTAGTAAAACCAAGTGTTATGGTTAAAACTGATGTAATTGATATTATAATTATTTCTATCATAAACTGTTTAACATATTTTTTAATCCTTCACTTTTAATTGATCCTAATGTTTTTGTCTTCATATTAACATTAGTCTTCTTCTCAGATTTTGGTTTCTGAGTTTGGTATAGTTTGGGCATCCACTCTTTTTCAAATTCAATTCTAGCAGCCATTAGGTCTGCTTGGTGGATAATATAAATCAAAGAAGTACGAGGTTTTAACTCCGGCATCCATGATTTTAAATAAGGTTCATTTGCAGGATCATATAAACCATCATGTAAACGAATAGCTAACCATTCATTTTCTGTAGGGGTAATACCCGCATCTACTAATAATTTTATTGATCTTTCTGGAACAGACATGAATGAAAGTTTTTTATTAAATTCATACATTTCTCCTAAATTCTTTTTTCTCCATTCATCTTGAGATGGTTTGTGGGCATATTCTTTACCATCACCCATTTTACCTAAATCATGATTTAAAGCAGAGAATACAAGTTCTTCAACTGTATAATTTTCTCCAACTCCAAACATTAACCATGTTTTGTTAAATTCTAAAGCAGCTTCAATTACACGATTAACATGATCTACATACCCACCTGGAAAAGCATTGTGGTAAGCTTTTTTATGAGAAGCAGGCATTAACATGATTTCTTCTTCATGTTTCTTGTAAAACTCAATTAATTTTTCTCTACGAGGATCTGAGATGTAGGTATTAATATAACCTAACATTTTCTCCCAATTTGATTGGATTTGTTCTGCTGATAGATTCATATTAGTCGTTTTCTCTTTCTACTATATCTCTTAAATCCTGGATGGTTTCTATTATATCTCTTTGGGTAGCATTAATATCTTCTCTGCTTCCTCCTCTATGAATGTTGAAATCTAATTTCTTGAATTGCCCATCTAACATAGAAAGACGTTTTAATACTAATTGTTTATTTCTCATATACTTGTTTTATAAAACTATGTTGGGTTATCCTTAACCCCTTTATTATCAACTTATCCCTTTTTCTTTATTCTCGGTTTTCTTTACTTCTCTTATCTTTCTCTCTAAACCCGTGATTGGAATATAATGAATGGAGATTATGTCTCCAAATTATCTTTAAAAAACTTTTGAATTTTTGTTAGAAAAGCACATTTTTCATATTCTTCTATAGATTCGAAGAATTTTATTGACATTTCTAATGCTTCTGTGAAATGGTCTTCTAGTTGAAGTTTAATACTATCTTGCCATATTTCTTCTTCTAAATTTACTCCACTTACATAATCCCATCCTCTATAAAAAGCCATATGTTCACCTGCTTCTTCTAAATCACCAAAATCACCTAATTCAGGATCAGAATTTCTAAACATTTTAACTAATTTTTTCTGGAAGGTTAAATGATTAATTATGATTTTTTGGAACATTTTTAATTGATATGTAGGAGTAGTTCTAAACTCTTCAAACCCAACCATACCTTCTACCTCCTCCTCAGTAGGTTCTGGGTAGTTTCTATCTGGGTCATTTTTCCCAAATAGGCTGAATATTTTATCAAAGTCCATTTATTATAAATATATAAAAGAAAAAATAGGGAACCACATTAATTTAAATTAAACTTATATAATGTGGAGTATTGTGTATTATTTGTACGTTTTTGCTCAATTAAATCAGCTAAAACATCTCTAAGGGCTTGTGTATATCCTTCCATCCATTTAGTTTCACTCATAGTATATTCCCTTGAAGGTTCTTCAAGTTCTCTTACATTTTCTATAATGGCTTGTTCTAATATATCTATATAGCCTTCTAACATTGTATATTTGACAATAAATATTTAAAATACTTTAAAAAGCGTAATATATAATTTGCGTATGACGTTAGTGTTACGTATATTTATTGACATGAAACATTTAGTAACAATAATTGGAATATTTTTATCACTAACTTTATCTTCACAAGATATATTTTTTGAGTATGATATTAAAGAACCCACTAAAATCTACCATGAAAACGGAGAATTAAAGGAAATTGGGTTAATCAATGAAGGAAAAAGAGTTGGTAAATGGGTATTCTACTCAGAAAAAGGAATAAAATTAGCCCAATGTTGCTTTAATAACTCAGGCCAAAAACATGGAGAATGGTTAATTTTTGATAATAATTCCAAACTCAGAGCGAAGATGATCTATAAAAATGGGATCAGAAAGGGTAAATGGGAAATCTATGATGAGCATGGTAAGTTAACTATTCGGAGATACTATTAATACCTTCCCAATCTTTAATATCCTCTAAATAATTAAAATTAGTATCAATTGAACTTTGGTAATCCTTATAATTTAAGGGTTGGCTTATAGTTTCATATTTTTGACATGATACAAAACCTAAAATTAAAATAAAAATAAACTTTTTCATATATTGCTTTTTGTGGCAAATATATAAAAATCTCTTTAAAATAATATATTAAATATTACTTAGATATGTCTTTGTGAGTATTAGTAGCGTCATCATTTATTGAATTTAAACAATGATCTTTTTCAATTCTATCTAATACCCATCGAATTAAATCACCTAGTAGAGTTAACGTTTTATCCCGCTGATTTTTACCCAATACTGATGATATAGTTTCCTTAGGATTACCAAATTTATACCCCCCATCTGTTATAAAAACACTATTCCAAAATTCTGCCCCCACAACATTAGCAAATATATCAATTTCCCTAGCAGTTCTAAAAAACCAGACAGCTAGCATTTTCTTATTTCCTGTAAAAATATATTTTAAAATCATAAAAATAATAATAACAGGCAACAATAAATAAAGTAGTATGATAGCGACAGTTAAAACTAATAACTCAATCATAAAAATTTTATCTTTTAAATAAAGATTTAATAATTAAAAGAAAAGAAATAGGCCAAATTAACATCCCAATTAATATTTCTATAATTCCAATCTGTAACCTATATTCTTTTTCAGAAACATAATCATTTAAGTATTGGAGTATAAACATCCAAACACAACCTATTAACAAATATATAGTAATAAAACTTATCAAATTTATTCTTTCATGCTTTTAGTTATATCTCCATTATCCCATATGGTTATAACTATACCATGATATGAACTTCCTATTGATTGTCCTAATAAATTTGTAATTTTAATAATTTCTTTTCTTTCTTCCTTAATAGTAATAGCTATGGGTTGAAATATTTTAATTTCCCCATCAAAATCTGTTTGGGATAATCTATAATAAGAAACACCTCTTAAAGCATTATCATCAGTTAATGAATAAGACATTTGGGCATTAGAATTACCTAACCCCATAATTGTTTCTAAAGTTTCCCATTCTTGCATATCTCTACTTCTTTCTATAGTGAAATAATCGTTGTTGGTTTGTGATGCTACAACCCATTCTAATAATACTATAGGTTCTATCTCTTCAATAACTTTACCTGTAAATGAAACTAAATCAATAGGTAAAGCATTACCACTACTTCCTGATCCAAATCCAAATGGGCTAAATGATGTAGCTGTAGCGGTTAATCTACCACTTGAATTAGAAGCACTTCCACTACCTCCTGCTCCTGTTATGGTAGCAGACATATCTTCCCATTCGCTTGTCCCTGAATTGTAATGAGCTAATTTTAAATCAACAGGAGCATCAACAGCATACCCAGCATCCCAGTCAAAAGCTAATTCAGCATTAACACTATTCGCTCTATTAATATCCCAATAATATTGAGAAACATGGTGTAAACCGGATCCCATTGTTGTGTTAGCATGAGCAGTGTTATAAAATTTAGCTGTATAAGTTTCATCACTTGAAGATGAAGGTGTTACAATAACTGGTCTATAGCTAGTACCATCTCCAATTGGAAATGTTTTAGATGATGTTGAATTTGTTTTAATTGCTAAATTACCTATAACCATTGAAGAAGCACTCCCACCTGAAATTGTTCCATCTGTAGTAATAGTTAAAGTATTAGCATTTGTATTAATATCTCCACTTGTTAGGGTTAATGTGCCATCAATCTCTAAGTTAGAATTTAATGAAATACCTGAGGTATTATTTATTACTATATTTTTAAATATGCCTCCTGAGGCCGATCCTGAGATGTTAATTTCCCAATCTAATAAATCACCTATATCTCCACTATAATCATCAGCAATTTTTAATTTCCAATTTCCATTTGCTGTTCCTGTTAAATTCGAAAATGCCACTTCAGGAGTATAATTTCCTGTAAATGGGGCTGAGCCTGAAGTAATAGCTGTACCAACCCCAGATGTAAAAACCGTATTAGTATAATTATTTCCACCCCCACCATTATCTGAACTTAAATCAATAGATGAACCATCAGGGGCATATAAAGTAATATCTAAATCACCCGTAAATGTATGAGTAATATTTAATGTAACACTAGTAAGATCACTAGCATTTGCACTTGAGCTTACTGCAATAGTAGATTCAACATAACTTTGATCTGGAATTGAATAATCTGTTTGGTTGGATTCTATAGTAGAAACTGTAGAACCCACATGAGTTATAGTTTGAGAACCCACACCAGAAAAGGTAACATCACAGTTTGCATCTGAAAGATCTAATCCATCAGTAGCCCCTACATTAACTGCTCCCTTTAAAATTAAATCATTAGAACCCATATCTAACTTACACCCTGCAATTCCTGAAGTTGTTAGAGTACCATTACACGTTATATTTCCTAGGGCTGTTTTAGTTCCTATAACAGAAATAACTAAATTATTATAAGAATCTCCAACAACATTTTGAGTACCTCCATCATATTCAACAGTCCCATCTGATGTCATTAGATCTCCTAAATAATTTGTCCCCCCTGTAAGAATTAATCTCCCATTTATCCCAAAATTAATATCAGCATTAGGGAAGGTAGGTGGATCTACAGTAGCATCAAAATTACCATTAGCATCAAATATTCCACCAATAGTTAAAACTCTATTAGAACCTAAAGTAGTTGCTCCATCAACTTCAATTTCCCCATTATCTCCAATAGTAGCAGTTCCAATCTCAGCAGTACCTGTAATGTCTAATTTCCCATCAAGAATATTAAGTATCCCAGATGAAGCATCTAAATTACCTAATACATTAACAGTTCCACTAACCACAGTAAAATCTGCACCCGAATTAATAGTTAAATTGTTGCAACTCCCACCATTGGTAATATTACAGGGTACACCTGCAGGAATAACACAACTAGTACCAGAAGTAGGTACTGCATTAGTACTCCAATTTGAAGCAGTATTCCAATTATCATCTCCTCCAGACCCATTCCAGGTTGAAATTCCTGTTGCCGTAACAACAACTTCATCTATTGCATTATCACATTGCCATACTGTTCCTGATGCAGGGGTTATTGATTCAAATGCTAATTGCACATAAGAATAACCAATATAATCAGCTAAATCAATTGTTGCTTGTTGCCACCCATTATGTGAAGTTGTAACAGTCCAAGGGTAACTCCATGTACCACCTGATCCAGAATTTCCTTTATATATTTTAAGTCTTAATGTACCTGGACCATACCCTGAAGCAGCATATATGTGATAATAAAATACTACACTAGCAGATGTTTTATTTGATAAGTCATAAGTACAAAATAATCTTGCTGTTTGATTTGTGCTTATAGGACTTGAAGTTTCAGTATAAACGTACCCCGTTGTTCCATTCGCACCATATGGTGAAGCTTGAGGACCAGTTCCACTTGAATTAGTTCCACTTGTTTTTTGGGTCCAATCAAAATCATCAGTTCCTGATTGTAACCAATCTCCAAAATTAGAAGCAAAGGTAGTATTATGGGGATAACTTGTAATTTGTGTAAAAGAATAATTACTTATTAAAGAAAGTATAAGTAATGTTAAAAGTGTTTTTAGTATTTTCATAGTATTTAATTTTGGTATATTAATAAATATGAAATATTATACTAACAAGGGGTAAAATCTCAAAGAGGATTTTAAAATGGTGGATAAAACGCAATAATTCTTGGATAAATCTACTTACTCCCTAATTCATCTAAAATTTTCCTGTATTCTATTTTTTCAAGTTTACTAAGAGATTGATACCAATCTTTAAACTCTCCACCTTTTATTTCAAATAATTCTTTTTTTATATTTCTCATTATATATAATTTTTACCTAAATCAACTATTACTTCTTTAGCCTCATTAAGTGTTATATCAAAAAATTCTCTATTTTGATTTACCCTACAATATTCTAATTTACGGTGTACTTCATGTTCTAAAGCCTCCCCATTAAAACATTGAAATGCAAATTCAACTTTATAAGGAAGAGCAACCCCTGTAGATGTGGAAATTTGTTTAGCCCTTATCTCGGGTTCATTTTTAGTATACCCTATTTTATAGTGACTATGGGATGGGTTTGATAAAACATATACCCATTGATCGGCTTTTCCTCTATTTTTATAAATATCTTTTCTTCTTCCTGTATAGTATTCTACATCATCCCAACCATCTTTACTTGGGGTTACTGAATAAAACCTAATAGGAGCATCTGTAAAGTCTTCATTTACATTAAAGTGGTTTTGTGATTCTTCTAAAGTAATTCTTTTCATAACTATCTTAATTTTTGGGATCTATTATTTCTTTCATTTAAAATGTGGGATCCTACAATTTTTCCTTTATTAGTATGTTTAACTAATTTATTAGTACCAAACGCATATAAAGGACCATCATAATCAACGGTTTTAAATGGTATACCAATTATTTCTTTATGTTTAGTCACAACTTGTTGAGTTATACGTCTTTTACCATTAAATGACCTAAAATCCAAACAGGTAACTCTAAACCATTTTTTCAATTTTGGTAAAAATACTTCAAGGTTAGCTGAAGTGTTAAAGGGATATTCCAATTTCTCAACATGACCTGTTTTTTCACTCATATTATTATAACTTTTATTTGTTCTTCTATAATTTCTTGTGGAACTGGGCTAGTTTGCCCATGATATGTAACTCCACCTTCAGTATTGAATATGGTTTCAATAAAAATATTTAAAGTATCCCCAACCATTTCATTATCTAATATAATATTTTGTTTAGGATTATAATTATATTTTGAATGAGTTCCAACTACGGTAGGAGCATATGGACAATCCCAACAAAAATGTTTAGGTATTTGATATCCTACAATATTAAGCGGAGGATGCAAGCTAATTAAATCAACCATAGTGTAAGTATAATTACCAAATGGAATAGGTGTGTTTAGACTATTATCATTAAACCAACCTAAATAAGAAAACATAGGAGTTTGGAATCTTATACTATCTACTACAATCCAATAATCGGAATCAAAATTAGCTTGTATTAGAGGCACATCATTTATAACATATTGATCATTAAGTTCGGATAATTGACCTTCTATTTTAAAATAATTTAACCCATCCCATTGAATTTCATAAAAACCATTAGAATTAGGTTGGATTATTTGACCTTTATATGTAACTTCATAATTTGCATAACAATTACCGTTACATAAATCTTGATGAATTGTTTCTTGTTTAGTACAAGAAGAAAATAACATTAGCAAATAAAAAACTAATGCGAGTATTAATAGTGTTTTTGTTGAATTTTTCATAACCTTAATTTTTTATAATAAATCTTTTAAATTCTTAATAAATAGCATAAGAGTAATAGGCCATAATAAGATATTAAATAACCTATCAAACCAATTAAATTTAGGAACTTCGATACCATCAAATTCCATTTCCGCTTTGTGTTTTTGGGTGGAATGCTCAATTAGAAACATAATAGCAATTCCAATAACAATATAATATAACATAACCTTCATTTTTTTAAATTTACGGGCGTAA